ACCACGCTCTGCTTCCGCTTCGGCTGCGTCCCGGTCTGCCTGCCGTGGATCGCGTGGCGTGGCTGCGGCATCGAGTGCGGCATCGGCTGGAAGATGAACGGCACCGCATCAATCACCCTGCGCCGTCAGGGCGCGAAGAACGCAACAGAAAGCCCCAAGCTATGAACGACCCGCAGAAGCAAGCCCTCCAGTACCTCGCCCAAGTCGCCCGCGACTACGCCAACACCCTGCCTCCCAGCGTCCAGGGTCCGATGATCCGAGAGTGCCAGGCGGCGATCAAGGCGCTGGAAACCGAACCGGAGCCGGAAGCCCGGCCGTGAGCGATTACGACGAGGTGACCGTGATCCGGCTACAGCAGGAAGTCGAGAAACTTCGAGCAGAAAACGCCGCATTGCGCCCGCCTGTATTCGATCTGCAGCCTCGTCTGCGGATCGCAGAACGTCACAGCACCACGGCCCTGCCCCCTAGGCACATCCATGGCTGAGACTCACCACCGCAAGCCATCGGGCGAGATCCAGACTCGCGTGGACCCGATCCACGAGTGCAGCCAGGAGCATCGCCTTGCCGCCATTGAACACCGGATGGATGATCACAGCACCCGCATGCGCGAGGCCGAGAATGCGCTGCATGATGGGCGCGTAGAGTTCGCTGAGATCAAGAAAGATCTCGCGCAGATCATGGCTGCACTCGTTGAAATGAAGGTGCAGATCGCGGCCAAGCCCAGCGACTGGCAACAGAAAGTCGTGGATGCGCTAATTTTCTGGGCCGTTCCACTGATCGGCGGCGGTATCCTCTACTCCGTCGTCAAGTCGGGCCAAGTCCCTGGTGTGACGCCATGATACGCTGGCTCGACGCACACGCCGGCACCATCGCCGCGACACTGGCGATCATGTGCCTGCTCGTTTGGGTGCTGCTGATGACCGGCTGCGGCACCAGCCGCGACGAGCAGACCAAGACAGTCGAGCGACTCCAGACCTCGACCGGTCCCATCGTCGTGGAGACGCCCATCGGCACCTTCACCGCCCAGCCAGTGCGGCACGAGATGATTCGCAGCCAGACGGAAGTATCAACGGAGCAGACGCGCATCGACGCTCCCGAGGTCGGCCAGATCATGCAGGCGGCGGCTGGCGGCACCCCGTTCGGCGCAATCGCTGGTGTGGTCGGCATGCTGGGCGCTGCCGGGGCCGGACTGAAGGCCATGCAGATCAAGCGCCAGCGCGACGAACTGGTGGATGGCATCGAGCGCGGCACTGCCGATATGCCCGACGAACATTGGCAGAAGCTGCGCGGAGCGTTGGAGGCTGAACAGTCGGCCGATACCAAGCGGGTGGTCAAAGCGCGAGTGGGTTGATCCCGGGCTGGGGCCATATAGGCTCTCAGTACTATGCCCAAGCCCACTATCTCCCGCTCCGAGGCCGTTCGCGGCCGAGTCGCTACCTGGATCGGCGGCGGTGACGCCACCCCGTTCATCTTCGCCCACCCCGCCAGCGTGCTGGTCAGCGCGGATCCCACCCACCCGATCACCTTCGAGGGCAGCCTGGACGGCCAGGTATTTGCCACAATGCGCGACAAAGACGGCCTGGAAGTGCGGATCACCAAAGCCGGCGTCTATCGCCTGCCTGTGCCGGTGCTGCATCTGCGCCCGGTCACGCTCGACCAGACCGTCACCATCCAGACCTTTGCGCAGGGAGCCTGATCATGGCCGCCACCGACCTCAACGCCACGGCGCTCGCCAAACTGGGCCGCGCACTCACCCAGGTTCCCGACGCGCTGGAACTCTTGAACGGATTAGAAGCCGCTACCGAGCGCCTGAACGCACAGATCCGGGAACGCGAAGCTGTCGTAGCTCGCCTGCAGACCGAGGCGGAAAAGCAGGCGGCCGAAGCCGATGCCCAGGTCGCCAAGGCAAAGCAGGTGGCCGACGACGCGAAGCATACCGCCGAGCGCGCCAAGGCCGAAGCCGAAGGCCTGCTCAAAGCCGCGCAGGCCGCAGCAGCGGAAACCCTCGTCGACGCTGAAGCCAAGGTGAAGCCGGTCGTCTCCGCGATCGCCAAAGCCGAAGCCGAGGAACAGGTCGTGCTACAGCGCATCGCTATCCTGTCGAAGCAGGAAGCCGATTCCGCCAAGCGTCTGGCCGATCTGAAGGCCAAGATGCTGAAGGCCTTGGAGTGACCCAGTGGGAGACTGGCTCAAGCCGGTAGCGACACGCACACCGGACGGCCGGAAGATCCCGCATGTCATCGTAGAACCCTCAGACTCGGCCGGCATCGACGCATTCGGTCGCATGCGCGTCAGTCAGCCCGTGCTGCTGCTGGACAGCAAGCGAGTTGGCAGTGTTCCCGATACGCTGATGACGAACTCGGTCACTGGCACCGGCACAGCGACCTACACGCAGAATCGCGCCAGCACCTATCTGCGCGTGGCTGCGTCTGGTGATAAAGTCATTCGGCAGACCAAGGCGCGTGCCGTCTATCAACCTGGCAAGTCGTTGCTGTTGTTTCAGACGTTCATCTGCGCTCCGCTCCAGGTGAATCTGCGACAGGAGATTGGCTACTTCGACGACAAGAACGGCGTTTTCCTTGATATCAACGGTCTGAACTGCGCATTCACGCGCCGGTCATTCGTCAGCGGGGCAGCAGTGGACACGACTGTCCCGCAAGCCGATTGGAATATCGACCCGTTCGACGGCACTGGTCTGAGCGGCATTACGCTGGAGAATGGCAAGCCGCAGATCCTCTTTGCCGACTTCGAGTGGTTGGGCGTCGGGCGCGTCCGCATCGGGTTCGTGGTCGATGGAATTCCGCGCTACGCGCATGAGTTCTTAAACGCGAACCATGATCTGACTGCTGTATACATGAGCAACCCCAACCTCCCGATCCGATGGGAAATCGAGGCGACCGGCGTAATCGCACAGCCAGCGCAGCTTGAGGCAATTTGCGGAACGATGGCTAGCGAGGGTGGATACGAGATTACCGGCCTGACCAGTTCCGCCGACAGTGGAACTGCGGCTAACCAGATCGCTACTGGAGCTACAGAAGAAATCCTAGCCGTTCGTATGCAGCCTGGATTTACCGAGTTCGCCACGTTCTTCATCCAGGCGTTGTCGATCATCAATACCACCGGCGGTCCGTTCCGCTGGCGGCTAGTGCTGAACCCGACCGAGACTTCCGAAGGCGCGTGGTCATCTGTGACGAACTCTGTCTTGGAGCGCAACAGTACCCGCGTCGTCACGGCGAACACCGGCACCGTCATCGCCACGGGGTATGTCGCAGCGACCAGCAACCAAGTCACGCTCGACACTCGCCCTGTTCTGACCGCAGGCACCACGCTCGCTGGAGTCACCGACATTTACAGTCTCCAGATCACGAACTTGTCGGGACAAAGCGAGAATTTCTTCGGATCACTAACCTGGCGTGAGGTATTCTAATGCAAGTCGACCCCGGCGTTCGCGTAGCCAAGCTCCTGACCCGGCTCATCGACGCGGCGAAAGCCGCCCGCAAGTCGTTCATCACGACCCGCGACGAGATCAAGCAGTATGCGTACGACAAAGATTTCTCGTTCATGTACCAGGACACGAAGGAGGAATACTTCTTCAAGGCGAAGATCGCCAAAGCGGCCGAGTTCCTGGAGATCATGGGCTCGGCGCTGTACCCGACCAACCCGAAGGCGATGGTGCAGTCAGCGGACTACGCCTCGCCGACGCAGCGCGCCCGGCACCTGACTGAAGAAAAGTATGCGGACTTCGCCTTCCGCCACGGCGATCTGCAGACCCACGGAACGCGCATGGTCTACGATGCGCTGCTGTCCGGGCGTGGCGTCCTGTGGACCGGGTACAACGGCCGCAAGAGCATTGTCCAGTCGGTCTATGACACGGTGGACAATCTGTTCCTGGACCCGGATGCCAAAGTCCGTGAAGAGTTGAACTGGGTCGGCCGGCGCAGGGTCAAGCCCCGCTGGACACTGACTGCGATGATCCCGGACAAAGCGGACCAGATCAAGCGGCTGGAGAAGTACGCTGACAAGCCCAGTGACGCCAAAGCCTATGAGCCGGCGAGCGAACTGATCGAGTACTACGAGATTTATTCGCTGGTGCAGTTGCAGAGCTATGCGCCCAGTTTCGGCAACGACGCCGACATCATGCCGATGCTCGGCGACGGCCCGATGAAGTACACCTTCAGCGGAGACACGCTGCTGGCGGCCGAGCCGTGGGAGATCCCGCTGTTCGAGGACGATGCCTGGCCATGCGACTGGTTTGATCCACTGGAAAAGCCAGGCTGCCTGTGGCCGGCCGCCCCACTCGAAACCAGCCTCGGCCACATCAAGGCCCTGAACTGGATCTACACGCTGTACCTGAGCAAGATGCGCGTGACCACGCGTACACCCCTAGTGGTCATGAGCCAGAACGGCCAGGGCCTCAAAGACGATCAGATCGTGAAGCTCCTTAAGGGGCAGAACGACATGGATGTCATCAAGGTCACGGTGAACGGCAACACACTGAAGCTCTCCGACATGGTGCAGCAGTTCAGCTTCGCTACCGGCGTCGAGGAGTTCGAGCGGTTCGCGTCGATCGTGGGCCAGGCGTTCGAGAAGTCCTCGGGCCTGTACGAAGTGCTGTACACTGGCACCACGCCGACGCAGATCCGCAACGCGGCGACCGCGAACATGATCCAGTCGTCGAGCCAGAGCCGCGTGTCGAACATGCAGGCTCGCATGGAGCAGTTCATGGGCCGGCTCACCCGGCGCACGCTGTTCGCGGCCCGGTTCATCGAAGATCCGTCGACGATCACGAAGAAATTCGGCCCTGACGCTGGTACGACCTGGGGTACGCTCGCCCCGCCGGAAGTCGTCGAACAGGAACGGCAGATGCGCGCCCAGACTGGGCAGATGCTCATGCAGCAGGCCATGATGGCCCCGCCGACCCCCGATGCGATGGGCATGCCGATGCCGCCCCCGATGCCGACCCCGCAGGACATCGAAGCGCAGCTTGGCCCCGAGCAGTTGGTCGCCATGGAGGAATGGGTCAACGAAGCTGGCCGGCAGATCGTCGCTGGATCGATGCGCCCGCTCAGCCCGCAGCAGCAGGTGGACAACCTGAACATCGCGCTGAATCAGCTTGCCCCTGCGATTGCCACCGTGCCTGGTGGCGTCGGCCTGGTCGCGGCGATCGCCAAAGAGTTCGCCAAGGTCAATCAGTACAGCCGCGACTTCCAGGACGCGGCAGCCAAGTTCGCCGAGCAGGCCCAGGCCGTCAGCGACATGCAGGTGAACATGGCCATGATGCCCCCACCGCCCCCGGAAGCCCCGGGCGGCGAAGGCACACCGGAGAAAGGCCCGAAGTCCGGGCCGGCCGGTGGAACTCCCACGATCTGAGGTGTCCCATTCCTACCTACCCCTACGCCTGTTCGATATGCGCTTCTGAGTTCGATGACATGCAGACCATCGCCGACCGCGATCGGGCCGTCTGCCCGTCGTGTGGCAGCGTAGCCGTGCGCCAGGTCTGCGTCCCAGCCGTGCGCGGCGACGTGTTC